TTTCATAGCATAGCTAGTAGATGAAGGTGTGTCTTTCGATGCCCACGTCATATAGTGACCACCGTCATCAAGGTCAAAATTCAATCCTCTTATACCAGAATTTGTGCCGGTTAATCCGTTAGTTCCTATAATCCCAACATTGTTTGTTTCGTACCAATATTGGTTGTATCCGGCAGTCATATACACTGTTCTGATTATATCTGTAGACCTAATTGTTCCATCAATCTCAGCACCACTACATTTTAAATATCCTGTTGGTGACATACTTGAGCCTTCCGACTTCCAGCTAATGCTTTTTGCTTGCATTCGGATAGAGTCTGCTTTCTGCTCGATGATGGATTCTACATCTTCTGAGGATACCTTTAATTTGATCTTGCCATCAAGCACCTTGATTTCTGCAAGTGCCTTGTTTGCAACTGTATCATCAGTATACTTTGTAGCGAGGATCCAGTCAGAAGATGTATAATTTCCTGTTGCTCTTGCTGTTCGGCAACGCATAAGGTCACCAGTGCTTCCTTGTGTCCACAAATCTCCAACATCGTAAGGTGGCTGCGGAGTTGATGTGAATACTCTTCTCTTTCCGTCTGCGGTATCCTGTGCCGTTGATGCCTTTTGCATAGCAGACTCAATGTCAGCATCCTTAACTCTCACCCACTGGAAAGAAGTGTCAACTTTCATGTAGCGGTAGGTGAAACCTTTGCTCTCCCAGAAGAAGAGGTCACCTACATGCTTCTGTCTCTCAGATGCCGTAGTCCACTCGGATGCGGGATAATTGGAATTGTTTGGATCGTAATCGAAGTAGTACGTGTCTATCTTGCCATCAATCTGATTTTGAATATCTTCAACGGTTGGATCGTAAACATTCTGAATGAAATCATTTACTGTAGTATCATCTGTATAGTTGTTTTTCTTCTGCCAATCAGATTCAACATACTCTCCACTATCACGGCCTTTTACGCAAGTGAGTATATCTGTTCCTGTGAACCATACATCACCTACATTGTATGGTGGTACTGGCTGTGCTATATAGATAGAAGCCTTACCATCAATCTCATCAAACACGGAGTCAGGTACTGGCATTTCAATCCATATGCCACTACGATAGATATACTCATCACCTGTCTTGGAGTTCTTCCACAAGTCGCCTTCATGGTCAATCTTCTCAGATTCTACTGTGATAAGAATAGTGTCTCCATTGATATCTAGGATTTCATCCCCGCTAATGTCAAAAAGTGGTTGTAATTCTTTTCCTGTCCATCCGAGTGATGGATCCGTAGGCTGAAACCAAGTCTCTATCTTTTGATCTATCTGATTCTTGATATCCTCAAGGTCTGCCTTGTAAGTGTTCGCAATGAAGTTGTTGATTGCAGAATCATCCGTGTACTTTGTAGCCTTTGTCCAATCGGACGCAACATAAGAGCCACTCTGACGTGATGTCACGCATCGCATGAGGTCTCCGCTTGTGCCCTGTACCCACAGATCGTCCTTGTCATAAGGTGTATACGGAGTGACGCTAAATACACGCTTCTTCGTGATAGCAAGGTTCTTAGCTGCTTTTGCTTCTGCATCACTTAGTTTCGACCAAGCTGTACCATTCCAACGCTGTGTAGTCTCTTCTTTTGAGTTGTACCACAAGTCACCAATATGTTTCTGTTTCAGCTCATCTGTAGTCCATTCCGCTGACGGATCAGTAGCTTGGTTGTAAGTCTCAATCTTTCCATCAATCTGATTCTGCAAATCCTTATTGACAGTTTCAAGTTCTTTCTGGACTTCATTCGCCCTGGTATCATCGGTATACTTAGATGCTTTCTCCCAATCGGAAGTTTCATAAGCAGCTGAATTACTCTTAGATACACGGCATCTCATGATGTCACCAGTTTCGCCTTGCACCCATAGATCACCAATGTCATAAGGGGGCTGTGGTGTCACTACAAAGACTCTTCGCTTATGATCTGCTGTGTCCTGTGCCTTTTCCGCTGCTGCAAGTGCTTTCGAGATATCTGTATCCTGTACAATCTGCCACTTCCACACAGCTCCATCTTGCAAGAATCGGTAGGAATATCCTGTGGACTTCCAGAAGAACAAATCACCTTCGTGCTCTTTCCTCTGTTCGTTTGTGGTCCAGTTCACAGCCGGTTCGTTCTGCAAGCTAGGTTCGTGGTCATAGAACCATGTTTCGATCTGTCCGTCAATCTGACTCTGTAATTCAGCAATCTTAGGATCATACACGAACTTGATAAAGCTATTCAATCCGCTATCATCGGTATACTTGGTCTTTTTCTGCCAATCGGACTTCACGCACTTTCCTGTATCTCTGCTTTCCACACAAGTGAGTATCTCCTGTGTGTCTGCGTCAAACCATAAGTCACCAACTCGATACGGTGGAACAGGCGTATTAATGAATACCTGTGCTTTTCCATCGATTTCGTCAAAGACTTCATCCGGAACTTTCATCTTCATCCAATGCCCGGAACGATAGATATATTCATCATTTGTAGTAAGATTCTTCCACAGGTCACCCTCGTGCTCTGACTTTAACTCTTCAAATAAGAGCGTTATTTCATTTCCATTAACATCAAGAATTGGATTTCCGTCTATGTCACACCAAGGTTTTTCAACAGTGACTCCCCAATTCACCGATGGATCTGTGTCCTGATACCATGTTTCAATCTTGTTCCGGACGGAGTTTTTAATCTCGTCCATATCTGTCTTGTAAATGTTAGTTACAAAATCATCTACAATACCATTGGAAATATCTTCCACAGACTTACCGGTGATGGATATTGACTCTGCATTGATGGTAACTCGTCCTGTCTCCGTATCAGCATAGAAGGTAATGTTTCCATTCTTGTCTTTTACAGTGAGAGAACCTGAGTTGATATAATCAGCATTAATACCGATAGCATACAAGATTCTTGTAATAAGGTCTCCTGTTAGGAATAGTCCGTAAGGATACGTCTTACCGCCATCACTTGAGATACCGATAGCTTCAGATGTGACCTTAATTACGTTCTTGGACTCTTCTACTGTCGGCTTATCATGAATGTATGAGATTACGCTTCCGTCCGGCTGTACAACTTCTGTAGAATACATTCCAGAAGCACTCTCAAGCGTCTTGTTCAGATTATCGACAGCTGCTTCAAATTCTGTCTTGTTCTGCTTGATTTCCTTTTTGGCTTTCTCATACACTTTTGTAGCTTCGCTGTAATAAGTGCTCTTCTGCCGTTCTGGATCCTTGATTCCGCAAGAAAATGAACTGCTGCCAAGATAATTAAACTCAAGAGATGTGATAAATGTTGGATAAACTTTGTCTTTCCGGTCTACCACGCAAGCCAGATCCATGAATTCGATCGTTGGATCAGGGAAGAATTCTCCACTAAAACCTCTCAGCTTAACTCCGATCAATACATCTCCAATCAGATTGATTGCATCATCTTCATGTCCTTCAATAAGAGGATTCGTGATTTCAAGTGCATAATCATCTGTACCTCTTATTAAGATTGTACTCTCGTTTTCTACTTTCTTTGTGGTCGCAATTCCAGTGATTACAACAGGATCTGTGCTAATGTCCGGATCTGACTGATAGTCCATCAAAATGCTATAGCCAGCATCTTCCACTAAGTCATCCCTATTTGTAATCTTCGATATTGCAGAAAAGTCGTAACTCTTAATAACAAGTGTTCCGTTCTGAATCACAGCATTACCAACTGAAAGCATTGCTATATATCCGATTACTTCTCGGCAAGTCACTTTTTCCGGAGCCTGTTCAATCACGAAATCGTCATTGTTAAACTTCGGACTTCCAAGCATGATGTTACATGTACTACATGCTTCTCTTAGAAGCTGTCCAGCTGTTGTTGGATAAGATAGCTTAGACGTGAAGTCTGCATCTGCTTTGTACATTGAATCATAACCTACAAGTTCTATCGTATCTCCAACCGCTATTGGCTCAAGTACTGTAAATGTACCCTCGTTCAATCTCTCGATTCTTGATTTCGTCAGCATAATCGTGTTGCCATTGACATCGAGAATTTCCTCACCTTTCACATCTCTCCGTGCATCATAGCTTCTACTTTCGATGTCAACTTCAGTGAAGAGTGAAATCTGTGCATAGTAAAAATCATACTTGGAAAATCTCTCATCGGTGTTATCAATGACAAGCGTAACGGACTTGGAGAGAGCGGATCCCAGTGGGAATCCATCTCCTCCGTCTTCTGTATATCCATTACCGCTTATGAAGAAATCGTTATCCGAATCAAGTGTAAGCTTTTTGCCATTTTTCAGTGTGATCGATGCATAAGCATAAAACGGACCGCCTGACTTTATGATGTTTTTAAATTCGTTGCTTACATTCTTCATGATCTACCTCTAACTATTTAAGGTCAGCGAATATCTCTTTCGATATCCGGTGAAATCTATAACACCGGCTTTTCCGATGTCACTTGAAAACTCAGCTCATCCAGTTTCTCTTCGCCTTCTACTAAACTGACACATGGAGCATTAAAGTTTGCTGCGTAAAATCTTTTGGTTTCCCATCTATTCTCGTAAATATTAAGGTGAAAGAAGTCGAATCCGCTCTTTCCCATAACCTCTTTGAGAATTTTGCTTGCATCACTTACCTTGATGTCACTCCATTTCAGCTCATAAGCTTCGATCGTGAATAGAGGAGAGTTCTTCATATTTCCCCTCATGGTTCTTCCTGAGTTTCCAGTGGAAGTAGTAGACATTGAAATCTGGTATCCGTCCTCATCCACATCCGGTGGTGTGTACGTTCCGAATTTTAAGTGATTTTGTGCCATGTTCTACCTCCTTAAGCCATCACAAACGGATTCTTTCCTGTCTGTGTTCTCATGTTCTGTCCTTCCTCTAATACCGCCTTTGCAATCTGTCTGCGGTTCAGATATACAGGAACTTCAATTCTTCGTGAGCCGTTTCCGGTTTCTTCCCTAACAATCTTTCGGATAAGGTTCTCAGGTGCTTCAATGTTGTTCCCACTCTTCTGATCTCCAAGTACCGCCATGAATTCCTTGTTTGGTGGAATCACAGCACCTTGAGCTAAATAAGGAATATGTGGTGCACTCCAATATCCGATATGAAATCCGAGTGACCTAACACCGGTCAAAGATGTAACCCAGCTAGGAACTGATACATTTATTTTATTCAATGCTTTTGCAACACCGTTTTGCATAATCTGTGCTGCACGAAGCAATCCATTCATGAGTCTGATAATCAAGTTGATTGGTGACTTTATGACGGAAACCATGCCATTCCAAGCACCGCCGAGAATATTCTTGATTCCATTCCATGCCTGTTCCCAATCACCGGCAAGAACTCCATTTACAAAATTAACGATTCCTGTAAATATCTGTTTTACAGCTTCGAAGATGTTTTGAATGTTTATTAACCAACCATTCATGAAAACACCGATAACACCGAAAGTTTTCACCCAATCAACAGAAAATACACTATCCAGGAACTTTGCAATTGGTTTCAGTATCGAGTTTTGAATAAACTTAAAAATTGCATTGATAGTATCTCGGAAAGAACCAACTATAGTCGAAATTCCGCTCATAGCTTTCTTCCAATCACCTGTGAATACCCCTGTCAAAAAGTCAATGATCCCATTCAGCTGTTTCAGAATGCTAGCTACTACTTGAACCACAGTCCCAACAAAATCGAAGAGCGTTGATCCTAACCATTCAATAATAGGAGCAATAACAGGAACAATATTTTCAACAATCCAATTCATGACAGGAATTAAAACACTGTTCCATAACCAGTTCAGTATATCTATCAATCTTCCGATTAATCCGATTGCTTGGTCGATGGCATTTCCTACCGGTCCACTCATAATCTCTTGGAACTTCTGTCCTAACATATCAAGAATCGGTGCGATATACTGACTGTACATATCTAGGACTAAACCAACAAATGTAGAGATGCTGTTCTTCGTATTCTGAATAAACGGTCCAATATGCTCATCATACAGTTCTGTGAGCTTATCAGCTACTTTATGGACTGTATCTTCGATAGCCTGTGTTACTGTTTCAATCGGTTTCAGCGTGTCATTGATTGCATTGATAATCTTGTCCTTGTTCTCAATAATCGGTCCTGTGATAAAGTCAATCAAATCTTTTGCGAAGTTTGTCGCAAGGAGAATGACCTCTCCGAATGCTGTAGCGAATGTACCGATTATGTTGCCAGTGATGTTCTGTGCTGTCTGTGATCCGAATGTCTGTTGGAAGATTTCTGCGATTGTTGCACTGAAATTTCCGACAATTGTCGCGATCTCAGATCCTAAGTCGAACATCTTGACAAGCCAATTTTTGATCCTTCCGGTGTTCTCAGCTAGATAGCTTTCGATACCGCCTACAATGTTCTCTGCTATCGTAAGTCCAATTGAAACGAATGAGCCTACTATTTTACCCATGCTGTAAATAAACAACCTGGCAAATCTCTTGGCTGCCTTCTGCACGTCCTTATCCGTAAAGATGTCTTGGATATGCTCTCCGATAGACTTCAAGTCTTTCTTGAGTTCTTTAAGTACTGGCTTGTAATCTCCAAGCCCATCCCAGAATCCACTCATGAAGATATCTCTGATCTGTTTCAGCTTGTCCAATACGGAATCAAGCAAGGATGCAAACTTATTGTCGATAGGTACTTCTTCGAATAACGATCCGGAACCACTACCACCACCGGCTCCTCCGCCACCACCTGAACCGTCAGAACCACTTCCGGAGTTCTGTTTGTCCATTCGGTTAATGTCATCTAGAGGTGACAGGTAATCTTCCGCAGCTTCCGCAGCTTCCTTTGTTCCGTCTGCTGCATCTTTCGCACCGCTTGCTGTATCCTTAAGACTTCCGGCATAATCTTTCTGTACTGCGATTGCTTTCGTGTATGTACTCTTTCCGGACAGGAATGAGAAGAACATACTTACATAGCTTGCAGCTGTCGAAAGCATATCAATGAACTTGCTTAAGATTGGTGCTACTACACTTAGAATCGGTGCAAATGCTGTTGCTAGGCTGTTCTTGAGCGTTTCAAGGCTACTCCACAACATTGAAATGCTACTATTTGTGCTACTTGAGTACTGTGCAAGGTTTGTAAAGCCATCTTTGATAGCATTGATTGCAGCCGAGAATGCTCTGAACGCTACGCTCATTAATAGTGACATTCCAAGCATTCTTCCAATGCTGAGTTTCGCACCATTCGCGGCCTTTCCAGTTTTTGCAATAGACTTTGACGCTCTTTCACTTTCGCTGGCAAGTTTACGTTGTGCCGGTGCTGCACTCATCAATTTTTGCTTGTATTCGTCCACACTGCCTTTTACGGAATTATACGATGTGTGGAGTCGATTGTTCATATCAGCAAGCTTTCTTTCTTCTGCTTGCAATGTCCGCATGCTGGCAGCAGCTTCTTGTGTCTTTGAACCAAGTGTAAATGCTCCACCAGATGCTTCTAAATCTGCTAATTCCGCTTTCGCATATTTGATCTCGTTCTCAAGTTCCTCTATGTCATATTGCATCTTCTTGAAAGATGAGCTGTTCTTTTTGCCACCAGTAGACAGGAATCTTTCCTGTGCAGATTCCAATGAGCTAAGTTTCTGTGTAGCTCTGTCAATCTGAGCCTGAATCTCTCTGTATTCCTCTGTTGGAATCTTCTGTTCACCATATTCAGCTATTTTCTTCTTAAGGTTTGAAACCTTCTGTTCCTGTGCAGCATATTCTTGATTCAGCTTGGAGAATGAGTCTGCTTGTTTGTTGAGTGCTGTTCTAGCTTTGGAACCCATATCCTCGACCGAGTTCGCCATTCTTCTGACAGCTGCTTCAACTTCTCTGCTTCCGGCTTTCATGCCGTCAGCGTTAATCTCTGTATCAATTATGATATAGCCGTCGGCTTGTGCCATTTCTAATCCTTTCCACCGCTAATTATCTGCGGTCAGCGAATATCTCTAACGATATCCGGTTATTTATTCAATCCGAAGAGTTCTCGGAGTTCAGCTTTCTCTTCGTCACTTCTCTCTGTACTCTTCTGATGCAAGTCTACGATAGACTTATTATTTTTGTAGTATTCCTGTTCCCACTTCTCTAACTTCTTACCTTTTCTCTTCTTGTCACGGATGCTGACTACTGTTGAAAATGTGCTTTCTCCAATCTCCATATAGAGTCCGAAGAATGTCCACCAGTGCATATAGTCTACAGAACGTACATCACCGTTATTGACCTTATTCACAGCAGGTATTATGATAGGTGCATCCTGTTCCCAGTCCATTGTTCTAGGTCTAGGCTTGCCATCATTCTTGATACCGCAATCAATGAACTCACACGCTTTCTGACAGGCTTCTTGCCAGTCCTTTGGTGGCATGGAATCAAAGTCAACATAGAGGATTTTAAGCATTGTGAGTGCTTTCTCCTGTTGTTTCTCTTCTTCTGTCATGCCAGGTTCGAAGAGGTCCGGATCATTCATAGCAGAAAGAATATCCAATACTACTCTAAAATCGGAGCGTATCGAATATTCTTTTCCATTAACTTCTAATGATGTGGGAAGTTTCCACGAATCCATCAGTTGTGGTACTTCGCCACATACTTATTCATGCGACTCTGTACCTTCTTTGTACGGATGTTCATCTCACGCTCAATCACTTTTGCGATAGAGGACAGGACGTTCTCCATGTACAGTTCCCCATTTGCCAGTGGTGAGAATGCTCCGAGAATTGAGAAGAATGTCTCTTTCGCATCTTCTCCGACAAGGTAAGAGATTTTCTCCATGATGTCATCCTCTGCTTTTCTCATATCCGCATCGCTTGGATTCTCCGGCAGCTGATAGGAATTGTAGTACTCAACTACTTCCTCATATCTCTTCACGATGTTTGTGTCTGTAGGTCTGAGCTCGAACTTGCCGAGAACCTTTCCTCTTTTGTTCTCAATCGTGTAGACCTTGCTACCATCATCTACTACAATCTTGTTTGCCATTGGTTTTGCTATTTTATTGCTCATTGTATCGTCCTTTCTCGCCTATTCTAATCCGAATACTTCTTTATGTTCTTCATCGTATACCGAAAGCTCTTCAGTTCAAGCAGCTACAATTTCGCCCTCTGCGAATACTGGTTTGCCTGATTTCAGAGATTCAGCTGTTACATAGCCTTTTGTTCTCGCTCCATCATCCGTGATGTCAAACGGAATGTTGACACCGGCTGTGTCTCCACCATAGCTCTGTGGCTTAACCATTACTTCCTGTACATAAGCAAGATGCTTTGCAGCTGCTGTATCCTCTACGATTACTTCGAGCATAAGAGTCTTACAAGCTGAACCTTTCAGACGGTCAAATGCAATCTCTTTAATCTTCGGATACAGTTTGGATGTTGGATCCGCATAGAATGGATCTGCTGATATGGAAGGTGTATATCCATTGTCAGTCGTAACAGTTTTTCCGAGAATGTTCTTCTTCTGTTCTGTATCTGGGTTCAGTTCTACGGACATTTCCTCGATATCATCACCAAGAACTTCCCACTCTGCCGTTGCCGGTGCATTTTTGAACGATGCATCAAGATAATGCATCAACGCTTCACGCTCTAATTTCATGTTTGTTATCCTCCGTTATTTCTTGTAGAATATGTTTCTGTATTTCAATGAGATGCTGATTGCCCAATCTTGAACATTACCATCACTCACATTATCTAAGTGAGCCGGTGTAAGCCTTATGATCTCCTCTATTTTTCTCTCTTCTGTAAGCACTGGATATTCTTCCAGCCTCTTCTGTTCTCCATTAATGACCACGGTCTGCTGTTCAAGCCACTTTCCAAGAGTGTCAAGGAATTCTTTGATACTGGCCTTAATCTTTGGAGAGTCGATTGAAGACCGGTAGATCACATAAAAAGGATAGTTGCACAACTGGTCTACTTTGCCAGTTACACTCTTCTTTTCCAGTGCAATCACCGCTCCTGTCACTGGATAGAAGGCAATACCGCCATCTTCATCTAGTGTGGAGAATCTTATCTTTTCGTCTTCCTCTAATCCTGGAAAACTATTGAGAAGAGAAACGAGTGCATCAGTTACCGCTGCGTAACCATCTACATCGTACTTCACCGGTTTCTTACTTTCCTCCGGCACGTTTCTTCACTCCTTTCACCCAAGACTTCACATTTTGTTCCTTAGCAGCATCGAACCAATGGTCTGTAGCACTAGGATGTGCTGTCTTATCAAACACGAGGTCTCTGTCTGTGACTACCTTCTTTGCTCCGGCTCTTGCCCACGGCGAACCTGTGACAGGATCTACCATAACTTTTTCTTCATAGAGGAATCGTCCGTAAGGTGGAGCACCGGCAATCACTTCACCTGTTCCTTGCATGGATCTGCTCATAATCGCAGACACGTTTCTCATGTTACCGTCACGAAATGGCATATACTTTTCCATGTCAGTGAACACTCGACCATCTAGCCAGTTCTGTGCTTCCTGGAACTGCTTTTCAAATCGGTTCAAGCTGACATTTACTTTGATGTCACCTTTTACGATTGAGAAACTAGGAAAATGAAATATCTTGCTTGCCATATTACTTTCCTCCAATCTCAAAATGAGGAATCAGTGTGTAAGAACCTACGCTTGTGATCAGAAAGACATTATCCATCTTCTTATTCAGATAATCGTAGAATCCTTTGTTCATGCGTGACGTATAGTCTTCATCAGCAATTACCGTTTCCGGATATTCGCCTTCCAAGAAGATGTCCCCTGTCGAGAATGTGATGGAATTCTCTTTGTTTTCCGTAGTTTTCCACACTTTCGGAGTGAGATAGGAAAGATTGCACACTATCCTTTCTCCTTCACGCACCTTAAACGGTACATGAAGAATAGCTGTATCAGCCGTATCCAAACCAGTTTTGGCAACATTGGCTGCCTTATCCGTAATAAGTGTGACTCCGGATATAACATGAGGATACCAATATATGGCATCATTCTTGTCAGTGTATTTGTTGAATACAGTCACAGTCTTGTCATACATCGGTATCCCCTCCTAATAGAATTCTTTTCCACATTCTTTGCACTTCCACACATGATGAGTCTTGTACTCATGGTCCCCGACCTCATCAAGGAAAGTTGAAGAATATGTCAATTTTTCATGTCGGCACATTAACCGCTTAAGCCATCTAAATACCAGCATAGAGTAGGCACACTCCTTCCTTATCTACAACTCCTTGCAGATACTCAGAAGCCACCTGTCGAATCAGAATAGCTTCCACTTTCTTATCCATTGACGCTCGTGCATAGATGCTGTCGGATGCTCCGCTAGTCCCAGTTGCAAAGCTGATACTTTCAGCACCTGACGTAATGGACGATACTTGCTTCTTACTCACTGTACCATCAGCGTGTTTAATCACACCTACAGTGTCCAGTGATGCTTTTCTGATTGAGTCGATCTGATACAGAACTTCTGCAATCTCACAGACAGCTTTCTGAACCTTTGCATTAGATTTCTTGTCTTCCGGAAGACCATCTTCTAATCTACCAAAGGTGATTCTGTCCAAACGTTCGCTTGCTCGTTCTGCATACTTAGAAAACTCTTCCTCTGTCACGGCATCTCCAAAATATTTAGTTGTATAGAACTGATAATCTGTGTATGCCATGTCTGATCTCCTTACTCTTCTTTGCTTGCTGCCTTTTTCGGCTTTCGCTGTGGCTTGTCATTTACTTCTTCATACTTCTGTGGATTGCTTTTCATACTGGCAATACTCTCGGCATTACCAGTAGAAAGGTACAATCCTGTCTCTTTATCCAGGAATTTCATTCTTATCAACCACCAATTTTCTTATTCTTGAAAATAAGGTCCGGTGTTACAGACTTAGTTCCGAAGTGATAGAACAGCTCGATTCCGTAAGCGTTTGACAGCGGAATTTTCTCAGCGTTGTATGGATCTGCCATTACTGGCTGTGCTACTGCACCATCAACCATAACAAGTGCTTTCACATCCTGTGGAAGATGTACGCATGAGTATGTTTTAACACCGTGGAATGCGTAGAACTCTTCGTCCGCTGCACCTACACCTGGTACTGTTACCTTATCAAGATATGTTCTAATTTTTCCGTAGTAGTCCGGATCCAGCACCATGTGCATCATTGCTCTCGGTACACCGTCTACGTAATCATTCTTTGTGGTCTCGCACTGCTGAATCATCTTCTCTGCAATCTCTTCAATAGCTGTGATTCCTGTCAGATCTACTTCTGTAGCATCTGTTCCAGCAACCTCGAAGAACTTAGTATCAAGCTCAGCTGCCATTCTAAGAGCATGGTTTGCTGTTCTCTTAGCAATAAGTCCTTCAACTCCAAGAAGAGATACATCTTTCTGCTCTACTTCTTCTACGATCTCTTTGTCCTGATCAATCGGAATCGTTACCGATTTACCTTTTACACCATCACCTTTGGCTGCTGTTCTAGCTGTTCCGTAGTCCTTTGGTGTAGCATTCGCAAATCTCTTTGCTTCTACTGTTCCGGCATGTGGATCACCGGAAAGTTCTGTGTTTTTCATCTTTCCGGAAATTGTAAGTTTCTGTACGTTCTCGATAACTTTTCCATATTCCTCAGCAAGGAACATCTTTCCAGTAGTGTCGAGAAGTGTGTTTAATGACGTAATTCTTGTATCTGCCATGTTCGTATCTCCTTTAACTGTTTAAGGTCAACGATTATCTCGAATTGATAACCGTGCTATAGCATGACTACCACACAGTAGGTGGTGTGTACACAGGAGTCTTACTTGACTCTCCGCCCTTTGTAGTTGGCACCGTGAATGTTGGTGCAGCCGGTGCATCTGTCTGTGCGAATGCATCCTTCTGTGATTCTCTCAGCTCTGTCATATAATCATCTAGTCCGAGGATTTTTTCACCTTCACGTTTCAGCCCTTTTTCTTTGATCATGCTGATAATTCCTGTCTTAGCAAACTCAGATGTAAATTTCTCACCTGCCAGTGCTTTCACAAGAGCATCGTTGAAGTCTCTCTCTTCGATCTTTGCAGCATAATCTTTTTCGCTTTCTGCAAGCTTTGTTTTCCACTCATTTTCGGCTGATTCAGCTTTAACTTTCCACTCATCACGTTCCTTTGTGATAGCGTCAAAGTCTTTGCCTTCAAAACCTTCAAGAGTAGACTTGGCTGTGTCATACTGTGATTTGTAAGTGTCTCTTTCCTGTGTGACCGTATCAAGCTTTCTTCCCTGTTTCTCAAACTCGGCAAGAGTCTTGTAATTCTCATTCACACTGGTTTCGATTGTTTTCTTCTGCTCATCTGTAATCTCAAGACCAGCATCGGAAAGAATCTGAATAATGTTTTTCATGTTTCATATCCTCCTCAACGTATTTTATTAACCGTTTCGTCCACGGTAGGGATTCAGACAGATAAACCTCTGTCAGGGTAATCGTGGTCGAGGGAGTTGAACCCTCATAACCGCTACCACGTAAGAACAGATGCTATAGAAAGGCAGATTCACATCTGTCCTTAGCTCTATTACAGAGCAAGACCTACCGAAGCATTTGACCGCTTCTTAACAGGATTCTCCTAGTAGGTATTCACACAAAAGGAAGAAAAATGTATCTCCACATACCATTATGAATGATTTCAACAATTTCTTTGTACCCATCTTTAGCCTTTTTTCGCACTTTCATATCTTCTTGCAGCAGCTGCACTCTTCATAGCTTGCTTTCTATCCCATTGAGCAACCTTTAAGCGTTCAGCGTACTCTCTTAAGTCATTCTCTTCGCAGAATGTACTGTACCGCTTGTTCTGAAGCTTCAGTGTGTGAGCCTTGCGGTCTAACATATTCTGTAGTTCAAACCTTGCCTTATCATCCTTACAGTTATCCACAGCGGTCTGTAAGTTCTGTATCTTCCGCTTGGTGTCACGGATCCTACGCTCCTGTGCTCTCTGTTTCTTCTGCAATTCCTCAACCTTATGGTTGTCAGCAAAGTTAATCTTCTTGTCATCATAAGGATTGTTCACTCCGTCACCACTTCCGAAAGAGTGCCGGCAGTTCCATCCGCAGAGTCCTTCGCCAGTTCCGAATCCTGTGGTCTTAACGAAGTCCGGGAATCTCTTATCCTTTCCACTTCGCGAGTAGAACCGTCCTTGCCACCACAAGTGATTGCCTGGATTCATTCCACCATTACCAGTACGTGCTCCTAAGTGAGCAGACACAAGAACGGTATCCCAGTTCATTTCTTCCATTCTCTTCATGGAGATGTCGGCAGCTGCTTGTCCCACTCCTGTCCTCACGATCATCATCGTTGCTGACTCAATGCTCATTCTGTACCCAGTAGGATAGTTCACTTTGAGTCCGACTTCTGTGATGTTGTTAATCACATCTCTGACCGCTTGTGTGTACGATACAGCACCAGTAGATACAAGATGGTAGGCATTATCCATCTGATTGATGAAAGTCCTCTGTGCATCCAGTGCTGTGGTCCGTGTAAAGTTGTTCCATTCTCCGGCAGTAGCAAGGTAATCTCTCTCGAGGATCCTGAGCATGGTTGGAGATTGCATCAGTGCTGTTGGAGTGAGTCCGGCTGCAATATACACAGCATCATCCCATTTCAGAGCATTGATCCCGGCATCGACAAATGCATCCTTAATCTCTTTCTTCTGAAGCTTTGTCTTGTCCGCTATTTCCTTCTGGATATCCTCTAGCAGTTCGCCAGACTCTTGAAGCACTTGTATCTGCCATCGGTCTGTCTGTGTCAGCAGATAGTCCTCACCTCTGCCGAGTCTCTTCATGATTCTCTCGATGATCATGTCCATAATAGTGCGATGAAGGGACGAAGATATCTCCTCCGCCCCTTCTGTTATTCTTTGTAAATATTCAGGTGTTAGCATTATTTCTCACCGTCTTTACTTCCACTCTCTGACCAGTCTTGTGACCATGTGGACAGTAATACCAATTTTCTTTGATCTGTTCCATTACTCTAACCACTCATTATCCAAATAATAAAATCCATATACAACAGCTCCAATCAATCCAATCCAGAAAATCCAAAATAAAATTAAAAATACTGTGCCATGAGTTTCAAATCTTTTCACAATATCTTCAAGCGTGTAATCTTTATAGAATGAGGTTCCATCTGGTATAGTTCCGTCTTTAAGATTTGCGAAAATCGAACCTTTATACTTTGTACTTACTCCGTAATACACAAATCGCACTTTTACGCTTTCACCAGACTTCCAACTGTACACCTTATCTCCTGGAATTGTTTTTATGTGTTTTGAATGAGGCAAATCTATCTTGCCGTAAGGGAATATTGAACCACAAAATTCAATTTCTTTCGCATGTAATGACTCTTCATTTTCCGTTTCCCATTCATAATAAACTTCTGTCTCAGTGTATTCATTACCATCAGAATCTGTTTTTGTTACCTCTTCTTCATGACGCTCATATCTCTCTTCCACTTTTTCGCAAAAGATATATTCTCCACCGATTTCCGGGAAAGTCACTGTATCAACAGCTTCTAAACCACCATACACAAAAGCATCCCCAACGTTTGTGTCCATCCCATATCGGAAAAGTCCTTCATCCTCAATCTTAACAGCCTTATTGTATCTTTCATTATTATCCATAATACTGTTTTGAATCTTGCCTGATATAAGAAATCCAATCAAAAGCATTACAGCCACGATAGATACACTTGCTAAGACTTCACGCTTTGTAATCTCCATTTATTTATCTCCGAACAAATCTTGTGGTGCATCTTCTGATACATCGTATTCAAGGTAAGAATAAGACTGTTTCTCATATCCAGTCATATTCAAGAAAATACTTGTCGGAAATTTACGTACGTAACGATTGTACTGCTTCACCTGTTTATTGAAGTTACTTCGATATTCAGCAATCATATTTTCTGTGATCGACAGCTCGTTCATTAGCTGCTTGTAATTTTCATTCGACTTCAACTCTGGATATGCTTCACTTACTGCCGTAATAGCTGTAGTGACATTCTCAATATTCCCAGTCTGCCCTCTTCCATCGACAACGGCTTTCAATGTTTCTGCCTCATGTGAATCATACTGTTTCACGCAATCCGCAAGATTATACACAAGGTCAACTCTTCGTTTTTCTTGCACCTTGATATCCGACTGTGCTGTCTTTACTTGCTCTTCCATCGCAATAGCCTTATTCTGTGAGCTGTATACTCCAAATACACACATTAAAACTACTGCAACAACGCCACCAAATGCAATTAAGGCTACTTTCCAATTACTTTTCATTTATCTATTCCTCCGTATGACAGGTGTTTGTAAATTTACGGTACATATCTTCATACAATTCCTACTTTTCGTTCTTTCCAAGAACATTTCTTTCAATGCGGTCTTCTACTCTACGATTCATCCACATGAGAGCTTCCTCGATATGAGTAAGTGCGCAAGCATTTTCTCTTGACGCAAACGGTCCTGCCTGAAAAGCTTTTAAGCGATCACGTACAATTTCCAGTAAATCTGTGTCGATTACACCGTGAAGCGAATCTTTTTCTTTTCGTGGTCCGCACTGCATCTGTAATGTAAGAAGTAAGTCCTCCGGCTTTCCTCTTAGAGATGTATCATTATCTTCAAGAGTTGCAGAACCAGCCTTGTACACAAGATATAAATGATTTGCCCCACCCGATCCAATCTCATCTACTGCAAATACATCATTAAGTTTTTCTCTCTTTTGAATTGTTGATAATTTCTTCATCGTTATTCCTCCCTGTGGCAAGTATTGGTGACTTTCTTGTATACATCTTCATACAACTCCTGTTTGTCACCATTGTAAGTGTACTCTGCATAGATACCATCACCGCTGATATCGGTTGAAGCAAGGCACTTATAATTCTGCAATGTCTTACATGACCAAACGATAAATACATTGCTTAAATCAATCTCAACCTCCGGTTTATGCTCATGGTACCATTCAACAAGTTTCTTTTTACATACACTCTGAAAGTGATTCATTCCTGTGATAATCATGATTAATCCTCCTACTCTGCAAATACCCAATCTTCTGCAAGCATATCTGCCTGTGTCGGAACATACTGCTCACATTTTGTGTAATAAGAATCATTTTTAGATTCACATGCTTTTATGATTGAGTATTCCTCGCTATCAAATTTGTCTTCCCTTCTACCATCAAGGCAAGCTCTGAAAGTGGCGTATGCAAGTTGTAAGAACATGTCTGGCTCAAACGTCAATCGTCTTACACGTTTCTTGTTCTTCACCTGCTTCATAGCTTCGTGAAATGAAAATGTATTCATGCCACCAAGTGCCGGGCAGTTCGTGTCATCCGCAAAAATCCATTCATCGGAACAAATATTTGTAAATGTGTAATCTACACACTCTGTGCTACGGACATCAATGTCCTTACCATCTTTTGTATGCATCAGAATTGATTGTGCCGGAATACACCAAAACCAATATCCAGCCCATGATGGAAGTTTTACCTTTGCCCCATGTTTCATTGCTTCAAATGCTTCTTTAAATGTCATCGTTTTATCTCCTTTCATTTTGCTACTTTCACCATGTATTTAACTTCTTCGCTTTCGTATTCTTGCTCCATTACTAGTTCATATTTTTCAACTTCGTAATGGACATTCCCGGTTATATTGTGCTTTTTCTTGTATTCATAGATGGCTTGCTCTATAAAAAAGTTTATTTCTTCCCGGTTCTGCTTTTCTGCGTTGGCATACAGTTCATCTCCGTGAAGTAACTTACTGCCACTTATTTTTGATTTCACCTTGAACGCAAAAACAACTTCCGGTATATATATTTCTGAACATGTAATAACAGTATTTGTTCCAATATTTGTTTCAAATGGCTTGGCCAAAATATCAGAAGGCATTATTACACGTTTTTCAGGAAATCTTATCTTGAATACCACGTACTGCGTAATCGAAGTGATTATTGTTCTTTTTTCTTCCTTGTAACGTGGGAATATCGGCATTGTAAACATCTCACAGTCTCCTTTCTTTCCTGAAAATCGAAACAGGAGGGTTCGAACCTCCATCTCCAACTCTCGCGCTGGTGCTTTGCCAATTAAGCTACATTTCGTGAGCAGGTGGACAGTAATAAAACCACCTCTGCTACGGTTCTTCAGACAGTACGAAGGAAAATAATAGTAAACATTGCAAGAACACTGTGACTATCGTGCAAAAATGTGAATATTAAATCCTTGACAGGAACTCCGCAGCTAAAACCTGTCGGTTACAATTTTTTCAAACATAATTAGGTCTTCACCTTATTCGATCATGGTAAAAGTCATGTTCTGCCACTGTGATGATAGGTCTGAGCTTTCGAGAGCGACTCTTGGCTTCCTACCACTGTCTAAGCACACATGGGATTGATACCCACAAATTTCACGGTTCTTTCAGAATATCATAGTTGCATCTTACACCTATTCGCTTTATTTTCATCAACTTGCCATACCGCTACTTTAACAAATTTCTTGTGTTATACTCCGATTTCTCAGATTCAAGGCAAATCAGCTTATTGAGAATTTCCAGTTAGTCCGTAGTCTCTCACACCACTCACATCACTGGATTATTTCTGCACCGCAGACGTCTATTAATCACTGACCACAAGGATTCTGCATTTGACTTCTCTATGATGATACACTGCAAGGCATTGTTGACGGTTTCCATCTCCACCACCAAAATCACTCCCAGTGGAAAGAATCAGCTTATCCAATATCTCGAACAAGCCTATCTCGTTACCATTGCATCTCGGCATGACTGAAAAATCACTCTTCACCGAGGTAATCATATTTGAAAATAGCCGTATAAGGATTCGAACCTTAATCTGCGTAAGGGGGAGTAACACCGCTTTACCATTAAGCTATACGGCTTCCAACTACACTGTAGTAAGGAAAAATTTGTTATGAAAAAGATCTCTCTCCGAGTTCCGGAGAAAGCTATCGTTCGGATTCGAACCGAAAACCTGTTGATTCGTAATCAACTGCTCTATCCATTTGAGCTATGATAGCTTAAGCATCGAGCGTGAACCAAGAAAAACCACTCGATGCATTATTTTAGGTGTTCCCGGAGAGATGACAAGAAACCGGGAATAGGCCTGTCCCGGTTATGCTCCGAGTCTGCGTCCTACTAAGGAACAAGCCTTAACCGCCATCTGACGGTTAGTAGCAATATTTATAGTGCTGTACATTGCACTGTCAAGGAATGAAAAACGAATGAACTTTTCGTCCTCAAGTACATAGTACCGTATTCGCTTGCTTTCATTGTCCCCATAATTTACTCATCTTGGAATTTATCAAAGAGAGTTTCGCCTTTGTCACTGGCTTCTTCAATCATTGCTTTCGCTTCTGGATCTGTCATCCCTTCAAACTTCACGAAGTACATCCATGCCGGTACTTTTCCCTGTACTACATAGTTCCACCAACGTGCACGATCATCTTCAAGGTTGTACACAAGGTCTTCAAACTCACAAGCTGTCTGATATCCGGAAGCCGGAATTGTTCCATTCGCTGTTCCTGTAGCGTAGAGAATATACAAGATTCTATGGATAACTCCATCATGATTCTTTCCATCTAAGATTGTACGGAAGGACTGGATCGTGTGCAGTGTTCTTCTATCGTCTGATTCCACTTGCGTCGCTGTCTGGATTCCTCTAGCTTCGTCGAATGAGAAGTAACCATTTGAGAATCCACACTTGTATCCGATGATAGACAGATAGAAGTTGATGGCAGCAGTTCTTTCAGCTACCAGTATTGTCGGTACATGTTCTTGAATCGTACCGTCTGCATCCACTCCCATTTCAAGTCCTTGCATGAATCGAGGGAGCTTGATTCCGTTCTGATTAGCATACTGGATTGCTGACTGTGATACAAAGGTAACATGCTGGCTGTCTTCCTGTTCATCGCCCATCTTATTGAGTGCAATATCAAGCCATCTCAACTCTTCGGTACATTCAGCGAATACCGGTACAGTAAGAGGAGACTCCTTGTCGATTGCATTCGCATAAGGATTTCTCCAGTATACGAATAATGGATATTCCAATCCTCTTACTTCCACTTCCGGAAGTATGTCTTTCCACTCATCTACTTTTTCCAATGAGATTTCCGAGCCGATACGGTTCTTATCTTCACTCTTGAATGCTTTTGATGAAATCTTATAGACTCTTTCACCATTCACATCCTCAAATCTGTGATATTCTGCTTTTGTGTAGTACCTGTTTCCCTTTTTGATGTACGAGAAGAACACTGCTGCAAGTACATCACCGTTGGTATTGGTGTCTGTGATGATGAAGTAGTCCGGATCCAGGAACTCAATTCCCTGTCCGTCTGACTTAATCATCATTCCGCAAGTAGAACAGCTCTCTTCCTGTTTCTCCTGTAACGCGTTCAACACTTCATCAAATTTCTTCTTGAGCGCATCGTTACCATCAATCTCAACATTGACATTGAACAGTGTAAGATTGGCAATCTCCCGGCAAATGACATTAGAGAACCTTGTCGGTTTGATTGTTCCGTCCATGCACCATGTCGGCAGTCCTGATCTCATACCCTTATACAAATCTAAGGCAGTCTGCATATCAGAAGAGCGACTTACCTCAATTCCAAATATATCTCTTACTTCGTTTACTCCAAACATTCTATTAAATACCGCCTTAATTTTTTGTATTAGTCTCATTGTTCCACACCTATTCAAACATTTCTTTGTTCTTTTCCATCCACTCTTTGTGAGACTTGCTTATTCCTTTTCCAGCAACGTGTGCAATGTAATAAAATTCTCTTACAGATTGCGGACCATTTTTATTAAATTCGTAGCATTTAAAAAGTGCTCGATTCTTTGACATAAAGGTAAAAGATAGCGGAAGTACCTTGTTCACATCCTGTATAACATAGCCTAGATCTGTTTCTCTAACGTAATACCTTGCTTTAATCAATATTTCCACCTCAATCTTCTGCGTAAGAATGTGTAGACATAATATCTTGTATCATCCATTGCATGATCGTTCTCTTTGATCACCGTATCATTGTTCTTTTCCTCATCCCAACAGTACAGACCAAACTCATTGATACAGCTTGTACAATCCTTGTATATCTTTAGGAGTCCTTTGTTGAGCATCGTAGTGACCACTCGGATTCCGTCCAGTACATCATTGTCGGCTTTCTTCACGGTGTATTCTCCGTACTTCTTGATTACCTCAATGAACGATGCAGCAGATGGATCTATGATGATACAGGATACCTTTCTGTCTCCGATCAGTTCTTTCAGCATCTTGTAATAGGCTTCATCATCTACACGCTTGCCGGCTTCTCTACTGTTGTAGTACAGTTCTGCTTCACGCTGCGAGTTCTTTCCATCGAATGCCCACAGACCGGCTGAGAATGGATTGACCGTACCATAGTCGATTGACACGATGTATTCCAATGCCCCACTCATGTGTTCGTCAGAAACATGCTTTTCTTCATCGAACATAGAATAGACAAGTCCTTCTGCCACGCACCACAATCCTAAGATATATCGCTTAAAGAAGACACCTACATACATACTTCGGTATCGTTCTTTAATTTTCTCGGATAGTGATAGGTTATCGTCCATCGTGAAATGCAGATAGATGATATTCTTCTCAGCGCACTTGTCTATCCAGTTGACCTTGAACCAGTGTCTCGGAGAGTTCGGATTGCAGTTAAACCAAAACTTAGAACCCGTAACAGAACATCGTCCTGTTGCCTGGTTCACAAATGACTCTGGCATCAGTGCAACCTCATCGAAGAACATACCGGCAAGAGTGATGCCCTGAATCAAGTCCTGTGATCTTTCATCCTTACCGCCAAAGATGTAGAAGAAGTTCTGTGTATCTCCCTTGCTGACCACAATCAGATTGTCTGATCTATGCTCCACAACTTGATATCCTCGGCTTTTCAGCATCAATTTCAACCAAAACAATACGTTTCTTCGGAATGATCCGATTGTCTTTCCAGCCATACCGAAGTTCTGTTGGTTGAAACTTTCCATTGCCCACAGCACGTAGGACAGTGACATGCACAGTGTCTTACCACTTCGGATTGCTCCGTCTGCTATGATTCCATCTTTGTCCTTTACCGGACTGCTAGGACACCACCATGTCAGCACCTGTTTCTGCTTTCTTGAGAAAGGCTTGAACTCAAATCCTTGTTTCTTAGCTTTCTCTTTCATAGCAGCAGCGCGTTTCATGATTCCTTGCCGGACAGAAGCTAATCTTTCTTCAAAGTTATTCATCATCTGTCCACACCTCACTCGCTGTGGAATTCAGTGCATCCATGAAGTTGTCTTTTGCATCTTCATCAGATCCATTGTCTTTGAACTGTGCTTCCAGTTTTGCAAGCTCAAGGTTCATCTTCCTATCGTCAACGTTACGTTTCAGAAGTTCCTGTGCTGCTTTGGTTCGTTCAGACAATGATGCGTCTAGGTCGAACTGATCTTTGATTTTTCCTCGCATGACATCAGTTAGATACTTCATGATTTCCTCAATATCTGCTATGTCTTTACTTGCGATTTGCTCCTGTCTAGCGTTGATATAGTCCAAAATATGAGGAACTTTGAGGTTATCAGCTCCAGTTCTATATGCTGTCTTTTCACTATATCCGGCATTCTTTGCTGCCTGTGTTGCGTTCCCCAGTTTCAGGTACTCATCACAGAACTTTTTCTGCTTAGGTGTTAGCTTATCCTTAGGCACATTTAACCACCACCCTTTTCTTTACTGTCTCTTTTCTCCCTGTGTTCCATTTGACACTTAATCATCTGTAGTACATTCGTCCTCTCTGTATGTATCCCATGTCCTTGACGGAATAGTTCACACTGCAAGATGTTCCCACAGTGCGTGCATTCATCTGTTATTTCTCTGTTGGCAATCCTCATGGTCTCACCTCATCCCATATATCCTTTAAACAATTCACTATCTCAAGCTGTGATGTTGTTCTGATCAGTTCCAAATCTTTCTCTTTCCATTCTCCATGCCTGTCTCTTCCCAGTACCGGAGTAGATAATATATAGATGTTAATGAGTCTGTTCTGTTCAGCTGAATAGAATTGTCTCTGACTGTACTTTATAATCAAGCCTGTCTGCAAGATTGCTCTCTGTAGCTTCTTGGATATTCCATTGAGATTCACCTTTCTACCTCCAAAATGAAAAAGATTCCATGCATGATACAATGTCTCTTATACCATTGTAACTGAATGAAATCTTTTCGTTGTACCCATATTTATGAAAAAAGAAGCATCATGTCATATGATGCTTCTTCAGCAGTCAACCGGAATTGAACCGATGCCTTGTCTGTCAACCTGTTCTGCCAGCCTAAACTATCTTCTGCTAAGATAATCATACCACACTTTCTTTACTCTGTCTTCCATCTTCTTCTCTTTTGGAGATAGTCCTGTTGCCTTCTTAAGTCCATCATCTTCATTGTGATAATATCCATGATGTACATGAGGATCCATGCCAGCATGAACATGTCCAAAATTAATTTCTTTTACATGTTTATTTTTATTGTCAAAATACACAATTTTTATCAAATCATTTCCCCCGACAAGCGCATACACTCTTCCTCTTGTCATTGTCTCTTGAAGACTTTCTCCATGCCTTGAGTTTGATTCTACAAACTTTATATTTCCAGATACAAGGGGTTTTCCATTTGTGTCTATAATTGCATGAAATTGCGATCCATACTTATGGTGCTTATCACTTATTCCGCTAGAACTACCTCTACCGCCCACGTATTCTCCCTCTCTTCTTTTCAGCATCCAGCCTATTACTTTTTCTTTCCACTTCCATTCCACCATGCAAAGAAATTCTCTGTCCGTCTCTTTCTAGCTCTATCATAAGTGGTAGTAGTTCTACTTGGATCATAATACGAATCTGTGTTTCCTTTTTCAGGTAGTTTGGAATATTCATGCATCTTGTCCGCAATCTTATTTTTTGCTGTTAGCATATTTTTATATTCTCTTGCGAGTTTCTGATTTTTGTACAATGCATCTGCGCTTCCAAGTTTTGCAATCTGCCTTCGTAACTCATTTAATCGGTCAGTATAATAATGACTAACTCTTGTAGCTTCTTTCACTCCACCGATTTTATCAATGAAGTCGAGTTTTCCGCTCTGCGCAGCTCTTTCAAGTTTACTATCTTTCTTTACCGTTCCACTTCCTCGCAAAGCATCACTTTTCTTTGATGCATTGTAAAATATTTTTGCTCCCATTTTGGAGACTGGTTCGCCCCCCCCAATGGCACTTATGCTTCCTCTACCGCCCATTTTTCTTCCTTTCCGTCAGTGATTCTCCAAACGATTTAATCTTTACTATGTTGCCCTGACACTCATCCGGTATCATTCCGTAAAAGATGATTGTTTCCGGCTGAAGCCTTGACATCATTTCATTGTATCCCTCAAGAAACAGTTTCTTTCTCTCTTTGCTGTTCATTACACCAACACTGGATACTGCAACAGCTCCACCAATCGGTTCACCGTCAAAGCACCAGGAGAATGATTCTTTATCACTCCAACTGATTGTAGGTATCACATCAATCCCGTTCATCTGCATGTATGCACCGATCCAGTGCTTTCTAAAATGGTTGTACACCTGTAATGCTTTAGGAAAATCTGTATACGTGCTAAAGTCCGGACTCATTACACACTTGAAGTCCTGTAACATGCTTACATAAGTATCCGGCTGTGTCCATAATCTGTTGAACTGATAATCGTCAATAAAGAAATGGATTCCATGATCTGCTCTATCCTTACAGCTTTTCGCATAGTTGAATGATAGGAATTCGCATGGGTTGTATGATGTAGGCTCTATCTGTGGGATTCCATATTCGCCAACACCATCAAACAGCATCTTCTGTTGATTCTCGTAGTTCTGTGTACTTCTATACATAGAAAAATCCTCACATTCTACATAGTCTTTATAACCATTGTAACTTATGAGGATTTTTTCATTGTACCCATCTTTAACTTTTTAGATTATCGGTCTTCCAATCAGTGCCATAATCCTACTGTAATGTTCTATGACTGCTCTTCTGTATCCTTGAAAGTCTTTTCTCTGCATTGGAATGTATTCTTTTTTGCAGATACTGTCATAGCCTAAGCCAGTAGTCAAATTGACGAAGAGGTAGTTCGCTATCTCCGGCTTAACTGTTTGACAGCTCTGTAAGAGTAGTACCTGTTCATAGCCAGTAGCCTTTCTGCAATAGTCAATTATCTTCTTCCCTTCTTCGTAAGTGATGCCGTAATCACTCAGATACGTTTCTCTCACACTCAATGGTATTCACCTCCCACGCACGCTTTTATATTTACACCAACCCTTGCCAGTCATTCGTTCGGGTTTTCTTGTAAATACTCGCCTTGTGTTCTTATCATGTTCCTTGCCTGATATGCTGGACGGTTAAACTCTTCGCTTGCTTTCTTGTCTACCGGTCTTTCTGCCATTCCACCATAATGCTTTTGTAGATTTGCTTTAATCTCTGCCGGGCATCTTCTTGTCTCTGTACTTCTTTTCACTGTTCATCACTCCATTAACTCAAATCTGTATTTCTGCTTCACATCTGGGTATTTCACGTGGTCAACCTCGCTCACGAACATTCCATAAGGTCTGCTCCAAATAGCTCCGTCCTCACATTCATAAACCACATAAAATTGCCCTGGTGATTCTGTGTCCTGGCTGATATGTAGAACTTTAACTGTATGTCCTTTGAAATGCTTGTAGATCTGTCCTGCAATAACATTTCTATCGTTGTCTACTGGAACTTTTCTCTTGAAGTATTTCTCACAATCTGCAAGGTCGCAGTTGTCGTAATTCAAAGGACTTTCGTCGTTCCACTTTCCAATGTCAGCTTCTTCCACATGGATATGCTGATTTATCATCTCGTCCAAGCCGAAGCTAATTTCTGCAATGACTTCACTTACATCAAAATCCCCATCAACATCAACTAAGTATCCACTTACCTTAAATATCTTTGCCATTGTTATTTATCTCCTTTCGCTTTCTCCAATAATTCCGGGTTGTCAAATACGTTGCCGACAACTTCCATCTCATTTAACTTGATATACGTGTCCGTAAGTGGCATTGAATAACAGAACGGCTCGCATTTACTTAATTCATCCGTTGGAATCACTTCATAATGCCATCCAATCACACTGTCTATTACTTCTTCGCTTTCCACTTCTATGACGTCAAACTCTCCGAATACTGCTTTTACAAGATCATCCGGATTACCATGACACATCAAAATGTCGTTTTCCCATATTTCCTCGCCTTTTAAATCAGTCAAATTCGCATATCGGCAAATCGTATTTTCATCAACCAGGAATTCACCCTCAAGGCTTTTATCATTGATATAATTCTCGTCACTAAGGTAGCCATGCACCCATGTTCCGTTGAGATGCTCGTTACTATCCGTTGCATGAATATGTTTCGCTCTAAAAAGAATTTCTCTACTCATACTCTTCCACCTCGTTTTACAATTTCGATAGCGCACGCTATTCCACTTGCATACCCTTTTGCTTCATCAAATTGCAACATATTTTCTGTTGTACATCTACGCTTTTCTTCATCAGCAAGTTCTAATTCTTTATTTAGTTCTTCAATGACTTTCTCCACATCAAACGCTGTCGGCTGGCTATCTACCAATTTGCAAAGTGCATTAGCTTTGTCCGGTGGATAATTGTTCAAGATTGCCATTCCTACTATCTGTTTTTGAAATTCATCAGCATCAATTAATCTGCTCATAATCATTCTCCTTTGTACGGCTTCGGTAGTGGCATCCAGGCAACAATTGATTTTGTCGTATGTTCATAGATTCCTTGAAAGTTTCCATTTTTCCAATATCTCATTTCTGTTACTATTCCGCTGTAAAAACATACAATTACATCCGTGTTATCCTCCGGCAACCTCTCACTCACTGGAATCCACTTCTGACTTTGCAGTGCAATAGCAATTTTCGCAAGTTCGATAGCATCAATCCATTCTCCACATTTTTCTTTTTCCTCAAACTCCGCTAACTTCTCAATAGCTTCTGCCAGCTTGTTCTTGTCCTTAATCACTGCTTTTCCACAGTGGTATGTTGTGTATCGCATTTATTCGACCTCCTCGTCTTTCGGAAACTGGAACACATACTTTTCAGCAATTTGATTTACAACATTTCCGGTTAATGAAATTGACAATTTTGCTAAATTCTCATCTGTTTTTGGAATTACCAGCTTATTAAATTCGCACTGTGAATATTGTTCTCTGCACATTTTCATAGCCTTGATTGCTTTTTCTCCGGTGGAATATTCTGCAATTATAATACAACTATCACTTGTAAGGTCACTCAACGCATACACAGCTATCCTTCCATCATGAAAAATTCTAAATGTTCCTTCTTCATAAGGAAGATCGTACATGCCAGCTTGACTAACAATTCTCATTATCTTCCACTCCTTAACATACAGAATAGTAATTCTGTCATAGATCTTTTTCTTAGTCCCATTCTACAAGGCTTTACCACCTTTAATTCCCACCCCATCACATTTGCATCATCTATCGGCGTTGGATTTTGGAATTCATCTTTTGGCTCTTTCATGTACGGGACAGCTACCATAATTCCCCAATATTTAGATGATTCCGGGTTGCATTGGTGTAAGTGTTCATCAAACTTACCGTTTTGTAAATCTGGTATCAAGTCTTTGTAGCACTCCATCGTAGTTACTATATAGTTCTTTTCTCCATAGAAATTCAGTCCATTCCCGCTATAAACATCTTCCTTGCAGCTTTTAATTTCGTAACAAGTAAATATTCCTTTTTCCACCCCGGATATAGACATTTGATCTCCTGGTGAAAACTGCATATAATCCACACGTTTCGCCTTGGATGTCCACGGGTCAATACTCACTTCTTTCGCATAATGTTTTCCAAAAGCGTTTAGTTTAGTGCGTTCAAGGGTATGCGACAGGAAAAGTGTAATTTCTTTTCTATTCATCTTTAACCTCCTTTTCAACCAACAGTTATGACCGCTGGATTTACAACACCGTCACCGTCATATCCATATTCTTTGTTGTGCCATTTCCTTAGGAACTCTCCGTATTCCCAACATTGAGAAAGAATACTGACAGCTACTCCGTACATAAATCCTGTAATTCCCTCTTTATCCGCTTCATAGCTCAGCTGCTTTGCATTATCAACAATAACTTTCATTTCGTCTTCTTCTGAAGCTTTTATCTTCTCTTCCATCATTCCAGCCCATCTTTCAGCATATGTAAAACACGCTCTACCGTATGGATCACTGTTTTTTTCATACCAGTCTTTATATTCCTGTTCTTTACCTTTTACAATTTTCATCTTTATTCTCCTTCACATAATACGGGCACTCTACCGCATATTCATAGCTGTCTATATCACCGCACTGAATATTGCATTGGTCTTTTATCTGACATTCCAGACAACACGCATTCTGTCCATACAAGCAATAATTCTTGCATCCCATTTACTGTTCCTCTTTCCATTTCTTCTCACTGAATTCATCCGGTTCCATATATGTGTTTCCATCACACTCAACAACTCCACGTCCGTATCTGTAAGCGCATGACCTGCAGAGCGGTCGGAATGCAAAAAGTCCTTTATTTTTTCCTTTAGAAAATCGGAATGTTGCTGTGTATGGCATAATCTTGATTCCTGGAACATGAGATTTCATATCACGTCCACAACACCAACATTTCTTGTTCATTCCTGTCAGTTCATAGAAATCTTTTGTATAGTCATGCATAAGTCCACCATACCGAAAAGGCTTATCTCTTAGCGTATTCTTTCCTTTCATGCGATTTCTCCTTTTCTTCATCAATCCTCGCAATTCATTACAATTGTAATTACTTTTACAAGCACTTTCTGAATCTGGTCGTAGATGTGGTGGTCATCACTTCCGAAATGAGAATCCAGTCTTGCATCTTCTCTTCCTCTGTCATAGCAATCTTCCATAAACTCAAAGCAGTAAATATCATCTTCCTCAATGATTTCTCTGTTTTCTCTCCACTCATAAAGAATACGTCCTTCAATCATTTCGTTTACGATATCGTCTGAACGCTTGCCACCGTTCAGATGCCTGATACAGCAATCAATATATCCAAGCTTGTCGCAATATCTATATTCTTCTGCTGTTTCCTCTGCATAACCTCGGAAAGATTCTTTTATCTGTTCTTCAAAATCAACCGGAAGGTCAAAAATATCTACTTCAATACCTCTCGGAAATTTAACCATATAACTTCCCATAATTCGTTCCTTTCTCCTTAAAAAAGCGTAAAAAAATACCAACCACCGAATATTGATGGTTGGTAGATGAAATTATGCTTCTTTATACCGTTTCAAATCTGATTCGCCTAGCTTTTCAAAAACAACTCCGCAATCAAGACATATATACCTTTGCGTACCAAACGACATTGTATATGCAGATTCTGTACAGGTTACATTCCCTTGCTTACTTGTTTTTTCTGGAATTTGTTTTGTTATAACTGTGCTTCCACTAATTCTTTCGGTATTTTCGCTTTTACAAAATGGACATTTCATTGGCATTTCCTCCCGTATATTTTATATGGAAATTATACCATTCCAACCATCAATATTCAATTGTCAAGGTACTTTCATGATTTTTCTCCACGTTTACAAATATCTAAAGCACAATGCATACATCTTTTGCTCCCAGTCGCACCGAGATAAAAGCTCGTCAAAATCCTTTTCCGGCATGAACTTTATCCCGTAATGCAATCTGGATATGAATTTATATAATTCTTCAAACATTGCTACTCCTTGTATTTCTTCAAAATCTCTGTAATTGCTTTCATGTGTTCCGCTACTTCCGGCAAATCTTCATCACTGATTCTTCCGATGCGATCATTTCTTTTCAATTCGGTTAACTCAAATATTCCGTTTTTAATAGAACGAAATGCCTTAGCAAGAAAAGTTTCTTTCTCAGCTTCACTATCACACTCATAAAATACTTCTCTTTTGTCATGTTCTCCAAACTTATCCGTAAAGAACTTGGTTCGCTTTGGAGTGATTCTTGTAATTTGTGCCGGAAAAATCAGTTCATGCCGGAATGATAAATTCCATCCATAGCTCACTTTTCTTGCAACTCCAACCCAATCTCCGACTTTCAATGTGTCTTTGTCTATCTCTTTTAATTCAATGTTCATTCTTCTCACCTACACTTATTCATCCCATAATGCATTTGCTTCATCCTTGCAGTCCCGCTCTATATAATAATCGTACAGGAACTCTTTCTGTGCTTTCGTCATATCTCTTACCAGGCTTCCTGTTGCAAATGCAACTCCCTGTGATGGGTTATGAAGTAGCACCCAACCTCTATCAACAAGCCAGTCCCCGGGGTTGAGGATTTCTTCATACTGTTCCGGAAAATTTTCTTCCACATATTTGCCAGCCCAGTACTGATGCTCTCCCCACTCAACTTGATGAAAATCTCCATTTGGTTCCAACCATCCATAATCTGCGGTAGTATGCTCTTTAACATCCATCATCCGTTTTAAGAAATTATCAATCTGCTGTTGCTCACAATCCTCTCTTGTTTCCATCTCAAGTTCTCTCCGTACTTCTCGCTGCTCACTTTCTGTAAGATGCTCCATTGCAACGTAAAATTGTTCGTTCTTTTCCCTCAGATTTTTCTCTGCTTCCCTTCTTAACTGTGGAATCTTCCAAATATTCATGCTTCGTGCTAATGGTTCCTCTTCTCCTGGCTCATATCTTTCCAGGTGATACGTACCATCTGCTGTATTGCCTTTCAGTGCAGCTCGTCCAAGCAGAATGTCTTCTGCGTATCTCCGGATTCTAGCTTCTGATGCATCCGTACCTGTCATGCAGTCTTTCAGAATCTCCATGATCTTCTCCATACTCTTTTCGCCAGAGTAAAACCATTCCCTTGTAATCCGAGTAATAAATTCACCAGTAATCCCAAAAGTTAATTCTCTTTTCTCCATCTTCTCGAAAGAAGCCGATATATCTTTGCCCGGCCGGAGCTCCGTCTCCTTTCTGTATTCTTTTCTAAAATTCTCTTATATTACATGTTCCAATCTTGTCTTGCCCCAGAGTTTCCACAAATCCCATTGCTGTAAGCTGTAGTCTTTCCATTCACTCCATAAGCATATCCGAGTCCTTTATCTCCACTGATTCCCTGCCAGTGCATTGATGTTTCATACAACTCCTTGAAATCGTCCGTATCATAATCTTCTTTCGGATTTTCTTCCACGTACCTTTTCGCACTAGCTTTAGTTCCATACCCGCACCTAGATACAAGTTTCATAAACTCTTCTGCTTTCACCTTTTCTGTACCTCCATGAGTTTCTTCACCAGTGCTGTCTCATTGGTCTCACAATCATGCAGATGATGATAACCTGGCTCCAACAGATATGATTTTGTGTACGTGCTTTCCGGGTTCTCGTCCGTATATCTTTCTTTCCAAGCTACATACTGTTTATACTCACAAATAACGATTGCACTTCCATCTGGAAGAATGTATCTGTAATACACTTCGTCAGCTTGTGGCACTTCAAACCATACCGGCCAATCTCTATAAGTTTTCAAAAACTCTTTTCTCTGGTCATTATTTTTCAACTTTGGTAATTCTGGCTGTGCAACTTCTTCAACTTCTCTTGCAATATCTTCATCCATGTCTCTAGCAGCACCTACCATCACCATAAAACATGGTTGATACACTTCCTCGTCCTTCATAAGCAATACTGCTTCCGGCATATACACTTTTCTGTCTTCTGGATTCGCAACTATAATACTTACGTCCGAATCCTCGTTAAATTCACCTAAATATTCTTTTAATTCCTTATTTTCCATTTTCCTGTCGGAGCAAAGAGCTCTTTTACGCTGGCCAGCAAATCTCCTGCTCCTTTCGTTTTTATTTTCTTACAACCCTAAATTTCTTTATTTTTTCGTGCATCGGTTCTTCATTTTCGTGATACTTTCCAGTCACATTACAAACCATATTCTCCATGTCTACCCAATTAATTTGGATAATGGTTATTTCGATTTCTTTTCCCGGATTATCAATAATCAGCTTCTCACCCTGTTTAATGAGCGTATTCTCTGCATCAGATTTCATCTCAAACGAAAATGTAGTCCGCATCATTTTTCCTCTTGGTTCTTTGTCATAATAGAGACAATTCCGTTTATGCTCCCAACAATCGCCACCTTGTGAATAATGCTTTTTACATGTAAGGCATTCTGATTCCATCATTTCACCTCATTCGCAAGCTGGAACCCCATTCTTGCCACATTCCTAAGATTCTCTCTAATCAGTGCTTTGTTCGGGTTCCTGTGTGTATCAAGAAACTTCCACAGCTCCGATCTTTCCGTTGGTTCATTTGCAACGTAATCATCTGTATAATCGTATTCAGCTTTTGCAACTTTCAAACACTGAATCATGTAATCTATCTTTTCTCCAATATTCATGACTTACTCCTTTACCGCATATCTGCTTTCGCATATTGCAAAAAACTTTCCGTCATGCTCTTCGCAATATCTTTTCAGCACTTTCTCGCAAGAATCACTGCTGTCAATTTCCTCTTCGTGAACAGCCGTTCTTTTTTCGTCTATTACAAGGCAATAGATTTTCTGAACAACTTCAACCTCTTTCTTCTCATGGTCTTTCTTATACTGTTTGAGGATTTCAATAGCTCGTTCAGGATGTTTTTTCTCTAATTCATTACACGCAATACCCATACCGTTATTCTTGGAACTTAGCTTGCAATTATTGCAAAGCTTTCCTGTACACATTTCACCTTTAAGCCTAATTGCTTCTTCTGCTGTCAGTTCTTCCTCTACTGGCTCAAACATTTCGTCTGTCCATGTGTATCCTTCTGGATCTTCTTTAATGCCATAACCACTTTCATCAACGTCTTCGATCGTTACAGTCATTCCTCTCATATCGACCATCTCGTCTGCAACAGTTACACCTCCATATCTTTCGTCTTCCGTTAAATCAGTTCTGACTCTTGCCTTATCTCCAACCTTGTATTTCATCACTTACCTCTCTTTCTCAGCCTTTCTAGTAGCTTCTTTCTCTTCTGCTTCTTGTTTTTCCATTTTCTGATGAACTCAAGCTGAGCCTCATCCTCTACTTCTTGTCTGTTCATTCCTTCTCTTATCATTCTAACCTCTGTACAGATTCGGAATCGGCATCCATGCTGTAACTCTGTACAGTGAGCATCCACCGTGTCCGTTTGAGTATCTATCCCACTCAAGATATCCGTACTGTCTGTCAAGCCAGTGCTTTTCTGTGTCCTCGTCAAACACTTGGATGTAACATCCTACACTGTACTCTCTGTATCCGTTACCGTTCGTTGACTCAAGTGTGAGTAGTACATCTCTTTCATCTTCCGGAAGTCTTTCTGTCACTTGTATCCAGCCATGTCCTTTGTCAGCATTGTCAATCTTGCACATCTTCTCAACATACTTTCTGACGGTCTCTGTTGTGAGCAGAATCCCTTCGTCCTTTCTGTCCGGATTCAGTTCATCTGCCATTGTGTTCTTCAATTCTTCCTCGGCTTCATTCAGCCATGAAAGGAACTCTTCTGCATCAATCGTTTTTCCCATCTCTTCTCCTTTCGCTTTTCGCAACATACTGTCCGTAGCTCATACCATGCTGCTTTGCTTCAGCTGCGACTTTTACTAATTCGTTTATGCGCTTCGGCTCCATTGTGCCTTTTACTTTCTTCGGTTTATCTTGCTTTCGTTTCATTGCCAGTTCCTTTTTCTGTTCAGGACTCAAGGCTCTGTATCTTGCCTTTCCTCTCTCGCAGCACTGTCTTCGGCTTCTTTCTTCTCCGCAAGCCTTGCTACAGCACTTCTTCCGATTGCCGACTATCTCAAATTCTTTTCCGCAGACTGTGCATACCGCCTAGCCACTTTTTTCCTCTGCCATTCTTAATCACCTTCCAAGTAGCTTGCTTTCCAGATCATCCATGTCATACTGTCTCCGGTCAAAGTTGTTATTGTTCTTCGTTGGCTTCTTAAACTTCTCATCGTACTTGCCATCAAGAACCTTTTCGAAGTTGTCCGGGTTGATAAACCAATCAAAGTTCAGTGAGAACCTTGCGTCTGTCTTCCCTTGAAGAAATTCACTTGCCTTGACCTTAGCAATGCCATCAATCACTTTCTCTTCTTCGAATTGGTTAATGAGTTTGGTCAGTGAAGTGTATCGTTTAGAACCTTGATTGATCCGGTAAATCATTTTGATTCCGTAAGGCTCTAGCTGATTCCACGCATCGATGATTGCTGAAATGCTATGCTGCATTATAGATACGTTAGTATCTATATATTCTTCCCTTCTTCCTTTCTTCCTTTCTTCTATTGTTGTCACTTGCTTGTCACTTGCTTGTCGATTGCTTGTCACTTGCTTGTCACTTTGCCTGTCGATTGATTGATAAGAACAGTAATTATTTACCGTAAATACGCTGAATTTGTTATATTTTTTGCTTGTCACTTCGCCTGTCGATTCTAGGTGTTTTATTGCTGTTCTTATCTCTCTAACTGAAAGGTTAGTTTCTTCAGATAATTTGGCTAAAGAAGATACGAATGACCCCCTTTTTATCTCAATTCCTAAGAAAAATCCGTCCTTCCAGTTAGCCTTTAACAGCATGTGTATGAACAATCTGCAAGTGTTTTTATCTTGGTACCAACCCCATTCAAGAAGTGACCGGTTAATCTTTACGTAATCCCCTTTCATACATTTCCACCCAATCTTCAAACTTCATTGTAACCAACCAAGATCTATGATTTTTTCGATGCATCACAGTAGGTATTTCACCCTCTCTCGCATCGTTTTTGGACTGTTCCATAGCGGTATCAATGTTAAGCTTTTCTACTCTCTTACACTCAATGTGAATGCCAGGAAGACCAACTACATCTGCATCTCCATTGGATCCGCAGAACTGCTGTCCTCTTCGGCAATCATATCCATGTGTTTTAAGCAGATTTGCTAATTCTCTTTCTCCTTCTTTCCCTTTTCGGTTCGAGTTCATTGTCTACCTCCATGTTGCAGTTCTTGGCTGTTCGCCTTGCTGTTTTTAATGCCCAGCCGATACTTTTCAGCCGGCTTTCTTCTTGTCTGATGTACTTCATCAGCATCATTCTTTCTTCTAAGATGTTCATGTCTGGAATGAAGTACCCTCTTCCATCTTGCATGTTGAGAATTGGTATATCTCTCCTTGCGTAATGGATCATGTCTCTAATTGTTCTATCATCTATTCCGGTCAGATCAGACAGCTCAGCTCTTGTGATGCTATTGTCATGACCTACACGGATGTAATCTAGTATGTTAATAGTTTCCATCGGTCTCCTTTCTCCCCTCGGACAAAGCCGAGGAGATGAATCATCATGGCTCTGATTAAGGATTGTGACATACTGTTTCAGTCAGCCATTAGGAGTTTATATATCAACCTTATCCGCAAGGTTAATACCAGTTATAGCCAAGACTTTCCAAATACCTCTCTGAACTCTTCTCTGCTGCCTATATGCTCTTCAAAATGTTTCTGAGCCATCTGCTTAAGCTGTAAGTCCAGTCCGTGATTCGGATTGTCATGTACGCTCCCATTCTGAAATTCATGTAAATACGGTGCTAGGGGAATCACATATCCGTACCTCTCTGATAGCTTTCGTCTGCTTCCGTAGAAGATATGGTGAATATGTGGATATGGATAACTGGTGAAGTAACAGTGGTTCATATCTTCTGTGAATACACTCTTCAATCGTTTAGCCAATATCCACACCATACCTTTCTTTCAGCAATCTCTTTTCATCCGGCGTCGCAATCGCAGCATCCGTCATTCCAGCTTCTTTGCAGCTTGTGATAAGTCCATCAATGAGCCTTGCCATCTCTGATGTATCGTAGGTACTTGAACCTCTCAACAACTTGTACGTTCTGTACATGATACCGTCCAAGCCTTGCCTTACTTGTGATGTTGGCATTAGATGATATTCTGTTGCTTGCATCACTTTCTTTTCCGCATCTTCCGTATCCGGTACTGTCATGTATATCGGCTTCCCTTCAATGATCTCCGGCTCTCCGTAGTGAATCAGCATCAGATTGTGCATTTCTGCATTAGATGTGTTCATTACCTTTGCAAGCTTGGTAAGCAGTACCCAGTAGTAAGCGTTCGCATCAAGGCTTCTCTTCTTCCTGTATGGCTTGATTTCAAGGCTTAAAACCTCTTTGCCTTTCAATTCCTCATAGGTTTCGAGGAAGTCCTCATTTGGCTCAAATAGAATGGTCAGACGATGCGTTACGAAGTCGATAATTGGTTCTTTGAGTTTTCCAGTGAAACGCATTACTCATCACCATACTTCTGTTTCAATGCATTGAGCATCATGGCTGCTTCTTCCTCTGTTAGTTCTTCCCAAGTCTTTCCGTTTCCAGCAACCCAAGCGTCTCCATCGACACCGTGACTTGTACATATCTGCTTGATTGTTTTGATTTTTGCAGCGGATGCACGTTTTTTTAATGTTTCCGGAATGAATGGTTCGTTGTAGTTCTCTTCTTTCAGCCACAGATCAAATCCTAGTCCAGTATGGATAGCAACACACTTTACAAATGCTCTGCACATGCTGTTCCATACTCTCTGCTGTGTCATTGAATTATCCTTTACCGGATTACTTCCATTCATTACGGGTGTCTGCATGAAGTACGTGTTCTCATCAATAACAACCTTTATCAGTGTCTCGTAACATCTGTTTTTATTTCCATTCTTATCGGAGAACTCTACATCTGTCTTTCTAAGGCTGCTACCGGTTACTGGATCTGGTACTGGTTCCCAGTAAACCTTGTCTGCTCCATGCTTTCTCAAAAGGTTGATACATGTTGCCCAGTTGAGATAATCAAGCCCGTCTCTTTTCTTACAGTACTTCTTGATATCTACATTTCTAAGTTCTTTGTAGCTTGCAAGTGGCATTACAATCCGCTCCTTTCTTCATCTATCCAGTCGCCGGAGAAGAACCACTCAACAAGTTCTTTTCTAAACTCTTCCTGGTCTTCCTCTGCTCCTTTCAGGCAACGCTTCAACGCATAATCAAATGCTTCCTCTTCTGTTACGATTGTTCCTTCTTCCGGTCCGATGCCTCTATAAACTTTCATGTTTCGTCACCCCAATGATGAGTTTCACGGTATCAAGTTCAACGAATCCACCCTTCTTCTCAGCTTTCTCAATGTAAGCTTTAAGTGTTTCCATGCGTGCATCTATCTTGCACAGCTCTATAAATTTATCTACACTTACCTCTAATGTTTTTTCTCCCATTGCTTTCTCCTCTCTGAAATGTTATTATTAAGTTGGTTTTATAGCCGAGTGCCTGAAGGTTGCCGCCTTTATCATGGCACTCTTTTTTAATATCCGAAGATAACCCATGTTGCGATACTTAAGAAGATTACCAATGCCATCGCAACTACTGTCATAACAGCAGACTTTTTTTCTTCTCTATCATCATGTTCAATTCTTCTTGGCTGTCTCTTGATATCAACTATCTGGATTGCTCTTCTTTGGATGTCGATCATGTCGATCTGATTCATTTTTCTCACCTTCTTTCTGAAATGATGCACACGGAATACATCTGCTTCTTTCCATGCATCTGTTTCTCTTTTTGCAGTAACTACAATCTCTCATATCACTTCCCTACCGATCTTCGCCTTTTCCTCATCAGTGATTTTGAGTACCCTTAGGATTTCTCGTAATTCACTGATTCGGATATTATCCGGCTGACTTAATCTCTGGTACAGAGTGCTCGGTGGGATACCAGTCAGTTTTGAAAGCTTCTGAGTATCAATAGCTGTCATAGTCTTTCCTGACTCAATGATTGCAAGAAGTATTCTGTTCTGCCTTTCTCTTTCAGATGTCTTTAACTTCGGCATCCAATCACTTCCTTTTTGATTTCTTCTCTGTAATCAGCTCATCAACTGTACATCCAAGTATGTCAGCAACTTTCTTAATGTTTTTTACTGTAGGACTTACGCTTTTTCCCCATTTACAGACGCTTCCCTTTGACAACTCAGCTTGTTCCTCAAGTTTGTTTATTGAGATTTCACGCTTTTTAGCTCGTTCAAAAATGTTGTCGTAAATCACGTTTTCACCTCCGCTTTTTTAGTACGTAGGTTCTGAAAAAATCACTAAAAATATTGACTAATCTCTGAAAATATCCTATAATTTGAATTACCACAAACAAATTAAATAAAGCACTTTCGACACTCTGTTTATTTTTGCGTTTTTTTCAGAACCCATAATTGTATTATACGCGATATATTCAGAAAGTCAAGTGGTTTTTTGCGATTTTTTCAGAAAGGATGAAAACCATGAAAGAACGTATCAAAAGCTTATGTAAAGAGCATGGAATTTCTATGAATAAACTAGAAGAAACACTTGGATTCGGAAAGGGATACATAAGTAAATTGGGAAACACTACACCGAATACTGCTAAAATCAAGTTGATTGCTGATTATTTTAATGTATCTGTTGATTACCTTATGACAGGTGAGGAGAACGAATCAGAAAAATACTATCTGAATGAGGAAACTGCTAAAGTTGCTCAAGAAATTTTTGAAAACAAGGAACTTAGAACACTATTCGATGTTCAGAAAGACATGGATCCAGACGATTTAAGAGCATTACACAACATGGCTCTCGCACTGAAACGAAAGGAACGTGGTGACTTTGACACCGGATGTTAACATCATCCTTATGGACTTCCCGAAAGGGAAAGGACATGAAATGGTAGTGCCGAATGAAGATGGCAGTTATACCATATTTATCAATGCAGCACTCAACTATGAGTCACAGCAAGCAGCACTTAAACATGCTATGAGTCACATTGAAAACGATGATTTCTATAAAGAAGATGTGCAAGAGATAGAATATCTGGCTCATACTACTACGAAAGCACCTGATCCGGTTATATCAGCATACAGTAAATGTATGGAGCAGAACCGTACTAGACGAAAAAGAAGACGTAGAAGAAGAACCAGAGATACACAGCGCATTGATTTTATTCGTGAGCATTGTGACACATTCCGACTTGCCGAATATAACTACTTATATGGCAAGGATTTATAATGAGGAATGAGTTATGAAACCTAGTCAATTTAATCTCATCAGAAGAATGTGGATTCGTGCAACAAGGTACAGATACCGTGAAAAGATTGCAAGAAAGAACAGGACGAAGGAATTAAAGCTTATCCGCAAGCAAGAAAAGAATGCTCAGAGAGTTTGGAGAAAAGAACAACGAAAGTTATGCACACAAATGTATCCAGTTCCTAAAGTTATCCACACTTCTCGCTTCTATAGGAATATAACTATTGCTATTTTCTTTGGATGGTTTATTCTTTGGTTCTATGTTATAAGTATACCTACAAGACCATCTGACAGTTTTCTTGATTCGCTATTTCTTCTTTCTGGGTGGGTTATGTTTATTCCATACCCACTGATTCGATATCTGACAAAGAAGAAAAAAGAGACAGTAAAACAGAATATGATGAACTGTCCTTTCTGTGGATTCGTGATAGCAAGCAGTTGTAAATTCTGCACAGCTTGCGGTTCTTCATTGATTCCGCAGCGACCCAAAATTGATCCAATGCCAAAAGAACAAAGAAAGGAGAAGATTTGTTCAGCTTGTGGTTCTGTAATAGATATTAATTCTAAATTCTGTCCATGTTGCGGATATAAGATTGTGAAGAAGGAAACAGCTGTTCCTACTGATATGAAATTCACATCGAACCATATTGCTAATAGAAAAGTGATATATAGTCCTCCCAAATTTAAAATAGAAGATACTCAACCAGTAACTAGCAAGCCTGTAGCAGAGATTATAGAAGAACCGGTACAAGATATCATCAAGGATGAAGGAGCTAAATCAACCAGCTTATCTAAAGAAGAAAGAGACGCGCTGATTCAATTCTGCAAGGAACAATATAAACAGAAAAAGATATTAGAACAAAAAGCTAGGATGGATGAAAGTGATCGTCTTCGCAGAATTAAGAGTCAGAATTATAAACTCAAAAAGGAAGATGACAAGGAAAATCGTGACCAATACGATGAATTAACAAAATAAGGATATAACTCCCGGAAGGGATTTATATAAAGCGTGTGGTGCGCTTAGCAAACAAGGCTATATCACTAAAAGAAAGAGAGGGAAACACGAATGAAAAAGAAAGGCGGATGTTTAAAAACTGTATTAATTGTTATCGGCGTAATTATTATACTCGGTATCATAGGTTCTGTTATTGGTGGAAAGGATGACGGACCTAAAAAAGTAAACAGTGACACTTCTACTGACGCAACGCAAGATACTTCTAAGAATGAATCAGAGCCAGAACAGACTGTATTTAACGTTGGAGATACTGTGAATCTCAATGATGTTGAAATTACACTTGTGAACATCACCGAATCTGCTGGTGGGGAATATACTACCCCTGACGAAGGAAACGAGTTCTTAATCCTTGAGTTTGAGATTGCAAACAACTCATCAAAAGATATCAGCATCAGCTCCGTAATGAATTTTGAAGCCTATTGCGATGATTACTCACTAACACAAGATCTTATTGGACTTCAAGCCCCTGAAGCCAGTGGAAAGAATCAGCTTGATGGAAGTGTTGCTGCTGGAAAGAAGATGAACGGTGTGATTGCATATCAGGTACCTACAACTTTCTCGAAATTCGAGGTTAGCGTTGCTCCTGATTTCTGGTCATCAAAAGATATTCAGTTTGTTTACAGTAAATAGTTAATTTGTGGTGTTTGGAACAAGACTCATTTGCATGAATGAACCATGAATATAAAAGAATACGTTTATGACAACAAACTTTCTTCCTTATCCGATACAGAATTGAGAGCTTATGGAAGAGAACTACTGGAAAGACAATATGCCGGTGAAGAACTTACAGATGAGTTATATACAGAGTTGAGAGATGTATGTAGCGAATTTGTAAACAGAGATAATTAAATAAAACAAAACCGCCCTTGCTACCAACAAGGACGGTTGACGCACCAAACTCCGAAGAGCGGTGCAGATTATATGAAGCAATAATATTGTATCATCTTCGGGGCAGTCAATCAATCAGAACTGTTGTTCTATTGTATGGCTGTTATTTTTATACTTAAAAGGAGATGATTATATGGCAACAGCTAAGAAGTTACCTTCCGGATCCTGGAGATGTCAGGTATTCAGCCACTATGAAATTGTCTTAGATAAAAACGGAAAACCTGTTATTGATCCGAAAACGAAGAAACAGAAACAGAAAAGAATCTATAAGTCTTTCACTTGTGATGATCCATCGGCAAGAGGAAAAAGAAAAGCTGAAGCAATGGCTGCTGAATGGGCAGACAACAAAGAAATCAAGAAAGATGAAGAAGTACAAATGACTTTCGGTGATGCACTAGAAAAGTACATCCAGGAACGGTCCGCTGTCCTCTCACCGTCCAGCATCAGAAAGTACAAGAGTATGCAACGTAATTGCATGGTACCGCTCAAAGAGTATCAGCTAAAGGAAATCACACAAAGCGTAATTCAAAAGGTGATTAATAAGGCATCTACAGAGCTGTCGCCTAAGTCTGTTCGTGACATGAATGGACTGATCAGCGCGGTAATGAAAAGATTTCGTCCGGGAATTGTAATCAATATCACTCTTCCCAAAAAACTCAGAAGCAACATTTACATTCCTACAGAAGCGGACATTAAGAAGATTGTTCGTGCATCAGAAGGAACTATCATGGAAGTGCCAATTCTCCTCGCAGCGTTTGGAGCTATGCGAAGAGGTGAGATCTGTGCATTACAGAAGTCCGACATCAAGAATCACACGATACACGTTACAAAAACAATGGTTATGAATGATGAGGGCGAATGGATTGTGAAAGCACCTAAGTCTTATGCTGGTGACAGATACGTGAATTATCCATCATTCGTAATCGAGAAGTTCTTGGAACTTTCAACCGACACTGTAAACATGAATCCGAATACATTAACAACATCGTTTGGAAATCTCCTTAAGAAATTAGAGATACCTCACTTCCGATTCCACGACTTAAGGCATTACAATGCTTCTGTTCAACATGCGCTAGGAATACCGGATGCGTATATCATGCAATCTGGTGGGTGGGGAAATGATTCGGTACTGAAAGAAGTCTACCGTCACACTCTTCCGGACATGGAAGATAAAATGAATAAGATTGCAATCGACTATTTTGAGTCTATGCAACACGAAATGCAACACGAAGCATAACAATCATTGATTTTACAGGGGTTTTAGCACTTTCTGTGGGAGTTCGATTCTCTCATCCCCTGTTGACTAAGAGGTCAGAAACCTTGAATATTCAAGGCTTCTGGCTTTTTTCATTTCTGAATAATTCCAATGTAGTCAATTATGTAGTCAAACAGTAATCATTCCTAAAATGAGATAGCATTTTCAATCTGTTTTTCCTTATTTTTCGTTGTTTTATTGCTGAAATAATATAATTTTTTGGTTGTACTATCATTGTGTCCCATTTGTTCTGTAATTTTTGCCAGTATTCATATGACACTTGCCACTTCTCAGATATATTACTATGGAATCAATGAAAAAACACTGGAAATGGAAATCTCTTCGTTTGCCTATTCGTCTGAAAAAAATTGTTATATAGCAAGTGATTGTCAACCTGTTTTTTGTGATGAATTTGTTCGTGAAGTCAAAAAGGAAGTGCTTTATCTCCGGAAAGTTTCCAGATAACAGACAAGAAGACTTGCAAGGTTTGTGACCTTTCAAGTCCCCTATATAGCATGGTTGGATTTAATACCGTCCGTTCTGTCAAGGACTGCCCTACGGCGTATCGGCTTCGCCTTGTTCCTTGACATCACTATGTGATGAAGAGTATTACAAACCAAAATTTATCTTTTCACAATCATATCAAGAAATTCTGTAAAATTATTTGATATGATATATACATTATTTTCATCGTTAGACTCATCAAAATAATATGAATCATCGTAATAATAAACACCATCATTATTTCCATCACAAATCATAACAATAAATCCATTTTGTAACTGTCTCTTATACACATCTCCGAG